TGTACATCAACAGGCGGAACAATCGTCACCGTGTTTTACCAAATTAAACTACAGAAGAATATTTGTAGCGGGAAGAGGGTTCGAACCTCTACTAGCACCTATGTGTCACAAGATTATGAGTCTTGTATGTTACCAATTACACCATCCCGCATATAATAATTTTTCAATGACTTACTTATTTTATTTTTAACTTCTTCTTTTTTAGAACTTTTTAACAAACTAACACCTACACCTGAACATTTTCTAGAACAATATATATTAACACAATCTTTACCGCAAATAAGGCATTTATTGTTTTTAAGTTTATATGGATTGTTTTCATATAATTCTATATAATTATTTCCGTATTTTTTAACTACGTATTCAATATACGGTTTTATATTTTTTTTGTCTAAAATAATTAATTCATTATCAAATTGTGTTATTTTAGATTTATTTTTTTCATCCAAATATCCTTTTATTTCTACGAAAACATCATTAGTTATAAAATCAGGATAAAATTTATATTCTTTATTTTTAAATGTATATGTAAAACCTTCATAATTTCTTACAAATGGTACATCATGATCTATATTGTAAATAACATAAGCTAATTCCCAACTACTATCACACCAATAACCTTTATACCAACCTGATTTACCCCTACCTGATCCTATTCGTTTACCACCTTTACCATTGTTTCTAAATTCACAATGTTTATCTTCTAAATAACATTTTTTTGAACAATATATTTTTTTAGATAAACTTTTAACCACTTTAAATTCTTTATTACAAATAGGACAAATTTTATTTATTTTATCGTTTATAAACCGATTGATTTTATAATCTTTTGATAAAAATCCAGGTGGATTACCGTTTAATATCAATTTTTTAATACTTTCACTTGTTTTTAATTTTGATTCAGTTGTTCTAATACGACTGTTTGCACAACTCCTAGAACAATAATATTTTTCTTTTTGTGGATGCAATTTTTCTCTTTCTTCTACTTCAAATTCTTTATCACATTTAAAACATTTTACTTTAAATCTTTTAAATTTACCAAATTTATAAATAGTTTGACATATTACATCACAATATTTATTTTTAACTTCTTCTCCACAATTCAAACATTTATTCATATCATCTTTTACTTTTATATATAAAAATATAAATACCAAATTTTAATTGAACCCATAAAAATCAGATTGATTTAAAAATTAATATTGTACTCGGTAGCGGTGACGATCCGCTCTTACCAGACTGAAAACCTGGGGTCCTACCAACATAGACGAACCGAGCATTTATACATTTTAGTACGGAGTATGGGATTCAAACCCATGAAATCACTTCGGATTATAGTGTGAAAGACTATTTGCTTTGGTCGCTTGCATAACTCCGCATATATTAATGGTGATGGTTGGTGACAAACTCATTTTATCATGTCACTATTTACTGCATTTTAAGTTTTAAGATGCATCGGCAGAAAGTTATAATATAACATCTACTACTTGGCTTCCCCAAAGGAATTAAACGGATCCGAACCCACCTTTCTAATGATATGCCTATCATTGATTTCGTAGTACATTCAACCAAAACCATTATTTTTTAAAAATATCAACAGATAATTTATTATCTTTTATTAATTTTATTTCTTGTTTTTTTAAAACTATCAAATTAGATAATGATTTCCATTTTTGAATATCTCTATCTCTTTGATATCCCTTAACTTCTATGTAAATATTAAAATCAGTTAGATAAAAATCCGGAAAATATTTATGTATCTTACCATTCCATTCATAATTAAAACCGTTTATAATATTTGTCCATTTTATATTATTTATATCCAGCCATTTTGCTACTTCTAATTCCCATTTTCCATTTAATTTAGTTTCTTTATATTTAATTAATTTAGTTCTACCACATACATTATTGGCAGAATAACTTAATGGATTTTCTTCAACTGCTTTCGTCATTGATTCTGAATGTTTTTTTCTTCTTTCTTCTGACCATTTTTGTTTTTTACTAGCAATTGATAATTTTTTTCTAGTTTCTTCTGAAACTTCAATTTTTTTTCCTTCATTTTTAGCCTTTATAAATTGATTACTATTTATTTTAGAAAGTTCACCATTTTTTATTTTTCTATTATAATCACTAAAATTACTTTTCCTATTTGGATTACTATGATAACCCATATGTGAATTTAACCCTTGTTTTGTTTTAAATTCCTTTTTACATATTTTACATATTTCCATATATAATTTTATTTTTATATATTAAAATTACAAAGTCAAAAAATGGAGTTTTTAGTTCTAACCAAAAAGTGGACCCGGAGGGAATTGAACCCACATGTCACCGATTACGGTTTCAACTGGTTATGAGCCAGATCCGATACGGGTCCTATTTATTTGTACCCCCACTTGGAATCGAACCAAGATCGGAAGTTTAGAAAACTTCTGTTCTATCCGTTGAACTATGGAGGCATTTAAATTGTACCAGAGGTGAGACTCGAACTCACACGTCCATCACTGAACAGCGGATTTTAAGTCCGCCGGGTCTTCCATTCCCCCACTCTGGCAATCAATTATTAAAAAAGAAAATGACTAAAAAGTGAATTACTGACGATCTTAATGGGTATTGATATTATCTCAAGGATTCAGATTTCACTTGGTACTATAATCCTTTTTTCCCAGTCATTTTCTTATTAACTTTTACTTTTTTGAAACCAATACGTCAAAGATCCAATTTTTATTGGTGATTAAATGTTGATATAAATGCCTATTGCGCACAATGAAATTACGTTTATAGGTGCTTAAATCATATTGCAACAATCACCAATTGCGGTCCCTACGGGATTTGAACCCGTCTGATATTCCTCGGTGACAGCGAGGTAGCCACCCAAAGCAGCCCCAGAGACCATTTTTAATCAAAGAACGTTTATTTTTATTTGACAGTACAAAAGTATAACTTATTTTTTAAACTGCCAAATTTTTTATAAACAAAAAACCCGACTTTTTTTGTCGGGTTTTTTAAATTAATAGTGATGAACTATTTACATACCAAACCCGACAGTTGATTTTCTATCATCTGTATTCTCTAATAAGTTTGTTATGTTTATGTAAGTTTGCATCAGTTTTATTATTTTTTGTTTGTTTATGTTATACTATACTTTTTAAAAAAAGTTTAGTGTATTTGTATATATTTATAAAAAAAACTCGTTTTTTTCCATTTTTGATATATACTGTTTATTCTTCTATTTTTCTACTTGATACACCAATATCATGACCTTTATTTAATTTCCATGCCATATCTATTGATTTTTCAGCAAAAATTTCTATTGTTGCTTCACCTGTTTCAGTATCATATTTTACAACTTTACCAATATGAATATTATCCATTTTTACTTCTTTACCAATAACACCGTTTAACTTTCTTTCTAGTTGTACTGTTAATAACATACTATTATATCTTATTTTTTTAAATACTCTGATTTTTTTCTCCTTAGTATCACTGTATGTTTTATTTACTTTATTATTTATTTTGAATCCATATTTTAAAAAAGATTTAATAGATGGTTGATTAGATTCCCTTATATGTGCCACTAAACACTTATAATTTATTTCTTTTGCAAAATTATATGTAAAATCAAGTAAATATTTATTTAAATTTAAACCTCTATATTTTTCATCTATAACAGTATATACAATTTTAACTTTTTGAACATTACTTTCATCTTTAAGAAGAATAACACCTATTAACTTATCATCTTCTTTTAAAGTTGCAATAGTAAGATCATTTCTATTTATGAAACAATCTTTATCTAAATAGGTATCAAAATATTTACTGATAAAATCATATAATTCTTCAGTTGGTGGTTCTAATTGAACTTTTAATTTGTCGTAATCTACTGTCATAGTGGTAAATTTATCAATTATTAGTAATTTTATTTATTTTCATAATTCTTTCTTTTATTATATTTCTCTTTTCTTTAAATTCCCAACAATTACAATATTTACAACCGACTGCATCCATATTTTCAAATGGATCAAAATGTCTATAATATGGATGACCACAATCACATTCTCTGTCATCTCCATAATTAGGATTATATTTCAATACCTGATCATATTCAATGATATACGGATCATTTTTAATATCAAAGTTCCCTTTTTCGTATTCTTCTACAATATTTTTCAATTTATTATATGTTTCTTTAGTTATCATTGTTTATTTTTTCTAATAATTTATTAATTTTTATTGTTCTTCCGAACTTGAATTGATTACTTAGTTCTACCGATACCAGATAGTTCTTTATTATACATATCTAACATATTTTTTCTTTTATACTATTGATTTTTTCCTTTCTAACATATATTTTAAAATCTGTTAATTTAAGTCTACTAAATATATCAGACATAACTTCACAATTATTTGGACTTATACATGAATTTTTTACCATAAAATTGTTTATAAAATTAAAATCATCATCATTTAAACTACACATATAATCATTTAAATCTTTATATTTAGTATTATAATAATTATCTGATATAGTTGTACGATCATAGTTAGGAAAAGCACCTACATATTTTATATCAATGAACATTTTTTTAAATTTAAAATCGTTGTCATATTTATATGAACATTCCTCTAATTTTTGTTTTAATTTAACTCCAAAATTTGTAATATATAATTTATTATTATATAAAACATGTACAAAAAACCTTTTAACGAAATGAAAATTATATATATCCATAAAATTACCTTTACCTGATTTATAATGATCAAAATAAATTTTTCTTAAAATACTATGTATATTATTATCAACTATTGAATTTGGATTTATATTAATGTATTTTTTGTTAATAATATCCCATATCACATTATATTCATAGAAATATGAGTTACTATCAAACGGCAATGGCATAACCGTTAATTCCATACCATCTTCTAATTTTAAAAATTCCATTTAAATAGTATTATATAATTTAACATAATCAGATTCATTTGATATACCAGATACTTGGCCATCACCTGTTTCAATAACAATCCAATTATCATCTTCTAATTGAGCAAAATCAACAGTAAAAAAATTACTATATTTATATAATATACAAGATACAATATTTATCATATTGATTGGTGGTTTATCATTAGTATCTAAATTAGAGTTTTGTAAAGTACAAATTACTTTACCATCTATTACAAATATTCTCCATTCGTTAGTTTTATTTTCTATTTTTTTAATATTTACAAATTTTTTAAAAACTATACCACCTGTAAAAAGTTTACCTCTTTCATTTATAAAGTTATTAACTTTATTTAATAAATCAGCATAACTTATATTTTTACTTATTTTTTCAATACCATTATCAGTTTTAATTGATTTAACATAATCCTTTATAAAAAAATCAAAATCAATATTATCTATAAAAGACTCATAAGATGATGTTTTATCATAATCATTTATAATCATAATTTTAGGAGTGTAATTCTTTATCGAATCATATACATATGGAAAACAATGTAAATTTCTATATTCTGAATAACTGTTTATTAATTTAGATTTATTATTAGTTTTTTCTGTTATAGAATCATATAGTATATTATATTGTTCTGGTTTTAACATCCACCCCCTATAAATAAAAATACCACTAGTATGATCCATCATAGTTGATAAAAATTTATTATCTTCTACTAATATATCATAATCGAACAAATACACATCAAAACCTAGTGTTTTACATACATTGTATTCTCCAACAAATGATGAATCAACTTCTTTATTTTTAGAAAATGGTTCACACGGAAATAGAAACTTATACATAATATTTATTTTTAGTTTACAAATTTAATATATAAAATCAAAATAAACAATAAAATTATGAATTTTTTAATAAAATATAATGAATTCTTTGATACTGAAGAGTTTAAAATATCACATGATATAGAAATTTTAACAAATGAATTAAATCCAAGTAAAATTATAAAAAATTTTAATACACAGGAACCTTATATACCACTATTAAATATGTTATCATTTAAATTTCCTTTTTTATTAGAAGTATCACATAGTAATGAATATGCAAATTTAAAATCAATTAATGATACATATTATATTACATTTAAAAATGAGAATGCAACAATATCATTAGGTATAAAAATACATTATAATAAATTATATGATTTAAGTATTATCTATGTACCAAATGGTGTTAATCCAAATAAAAATAAAATTGTTACATATAATAAATTATTAGATATTTATAATGATACTACAGTTTATCAAATATTTAAAAATATATCATTTATGGATATTTGTAAAAATATAGATGATATTTTTATACCGTTAATGAAATATTTTAGATTTGATAACTTATTAAAAATAAGAATAAGTCAATATAATATAATATCAAATTAAATGATATTTGTAAATTTATCTTTTTTTATTATATTAAAATTTAAACCTGTTAAATCACTATAATCTTGACCACATTCTACCATGTCTGTATCATCCACATAATAATACCAATTTACAACAACATCTATACCGTTATTGTTAAATTGTTTTAATACATTAAATATGTCCTTTAGGTATATAGATGTTCTTGTATTATAATAATCCATATCTATATGAAATGATATATTTTTTGATTTATTATAATTTTTTATATCATCTATTATAGTACAGTAATAATCACTTACCGATTCGTCAGTTGATCTCCCAATTAATTTAAATTCTCCATTTTTATGTTCTGACATATAATAAGGTAGGGAAGATGTCGGTTTTATTTCCATTTTTATTTCTATATTTATTTTTTTTATTATATATTAAAATAAATATACGTAAACTATATCATATCTACAATATGGTAAGAATAGAATAATTTAAATCAATTTATAATTAAATTTTTAATTCACCAATATTTTTGCACGCCAGGTAGGATTCGATCCCACGAACTCTTTCGAGAATGGTTTTGGATACCATCACCTTTAACCACTTGGATACTGACGTATATTGTCTTGATGACAGTACTTGAAACTGTATTGTTCATATAGAACACACTGTATCAGACTGGTGGCTAAAACAATTCACCCACATCAAGATATATTTATTTTTGTCGGACTAGGTGGATTTGAACCACCGACCACTTGAATATCAGTCAAGTACTCTACCAACTGAGCTATAGTCCGTTATGGTGGGGATACTGGGACTCGAACCCAGATTATACTTCTCGTCTCCACTTTGTAAGAGTGGGATGTTGATCCAATTACACTATATCCCCATTATTTTAACATTGCGGAAAGTAGAGGACCCGACCCCCATCCAGTTATAAAACCGAAACCTAGTTTTCAAGACTAGTCGCCACTCCGATGTAGCTGCTTTACTTTCCGTATAATATTATTTTTTATTCAAATAATCAATTATATAATCATTCTGTTCAATATTTAATATATCATTATATCCATATTCTTTATGTTCTAATATTAATTTTATGTTAAACCCCAATTTTAAATACTCGTTAAATTTATCTATAATATTTTGCTTGTTAAATGTAAATTTAGATTTAATTTCTATTATTAAATTATCTTTTTTAATATAAATATCAGGAATAGATATTCTATATTTACAATTTAAACTATCCCAATATTTTAATCTTAAAAACTCTACTTCGTAATCAATTTTATTTTTATCTAATTTTTTAATATATTTTAATTCATATGAACTTCTATAATATATTCTTTTACCATTCCATGTATTAAACCAACCATGTTTAAATTGATATTTACTATTAGATTTTATAAAAACAGTATTTTTACCTTGTAAAATTGCATTATTAGTACTTTGTGATAAATTTCTTGTTTTTATACCAAATCCTTTAAGAACATGTAATAAATTTTCACTATTATAAGTATAATTATATTTTAATGATATATCTTTAGGTGAAAGATTATTATCATAATATTCTTTTAATATAATTTCTTTTATTCTATAATATTCTTTATATATTTGTTTTTTACCTATTAAATTAATGTTAAATCCAAATGGTATTAAGTTATTAAACCATTTTTTAGTATGTTTACAAATATCAATATTTAAACATTTTTCTAACCCACATATCTTGCACAATTTTATTTTTTTAGGATATTTATCTTTTAATGATTTACTTATTTTTATTTTTGTTTCTTCAGTAATTATTCTCATTTTATTATTATAAGAAGCCGAACAAGAATGACTACAAAAATTTTTTTGTTTATTTAAAATATTACCACACAATATACAATATTTAATCGGTGGTTTTTTTCTTTGTTGATAAACATTTAAATCAAAATTTACACTATTTGATAATTCCTTTAACCTTAAAATACCTTTTGAATTAGGCGTAATATTAAAATATTTATATGCTTCTCCCTTTGTTTTAAAATTATTTAATAAATTGTATAATTTTTCTTTTTCCATTTTTATATTTTATATTTTATTTATATATAAATATTAAAATGTGGAAAAAGTATTTTCGGAAATATTTATTAGTTCTTAATTTAAGTTCATAACACACTGTTTTCACATATTTAGTGGAGACGACCAGAATTGAACTGGTGCAAACCTAGTGCTTCAAACTAGTGCTCTACCACTGAGCTACGTCTCCTTTTATTTTTGTGGATGAAGAGGGATTCGAACCCCCGGTAATTTACAGTACAACAGTTTTCAAGACTGCCTCGTTAAACCACTCTGACACTCCTCCATATTTTTGTCCTTGTGGCGGGACTTGAACCCACAACCTTGACGATATAAGCGTCCTGCGCTGACCAATTGCGCCACACAAGGATAATAAAAAGAGCTCGATACAGGATTCGAACCTGTGATGTATAATTACAAGGTTGCAACTTGTCGCCTTCGACCACTCAGACCAATCGAGCGTTTTAGAGAGGGGAGTGGGATTTGAACCCACGAATCAATAGTTTTGCAGACTAAGCCATTAAACCACTCTGGTATCCCCTCATTGTGGAAGTGGAGGGATTCGAACCCCCGTTGTTTACCCTATGGGAGTAGATTTACAGTCTACCGCAACACCACCAATCGTTGCCTCACTTCCAATTTATTAAACCTTTTAAACTCTTCCTACCCTTAATGGTGGGTGGTTGACAGAAACTTAGGTTTAGTTTATTATAAAACCCTAACGTTGGGTTCTATTTAATATGGCGTATATCACATATTAAATTACAATAAATATAGTTTCAGTTAGTGGGAACAGATAGGATTTGAACCTACGAAGTTACCGAGGTAACGCCAAACCCACTTGAATATAGTATTTTACTATATTCGAAATTTGGTGGCTTTAACCACTCGACCATATTCCCATATAAATTTTTGGAGGGAATGGTAGGAATCAAACCTACATAGCCAAAGGCGACACATTTACAGTGTGCTGATTTAGTCAATTTACCATCATTCCCGTTTTAAATTATTACATCTTTACCTTCTAATATTAATTTAGTTTTATAACCTAACTTTTTATATTCTTTAAATTTATCTTTCATGTTTTGAACATTTATTGTATAATTAGATTTAATTTCTACTAACATATTCAAATCAGGTAAATAAAAATCAGGTATAGATGTTCTTTCTTTTTGTTCAATACTATCATAATATCTTATCCTTATGTTTTCCACTTCATATCTAATTTTATAATCATCCAATTGTTTAGCATAATTAAATTCATATGAACTTCTTAAATAAACTTGTTTATTATCCCATGTTGCATGATAACCTTCTTTATATGGTCCATGTGGTTTAGGATTAGATTTACCATTTTTATATGATAACGATATTGATTCTCCTAATTCTCTTAAACTTATACCGTTTTTCTTAAAATAAAAATGAACAGTATTTAATTGAATGCCATATTTTTCTCTTATTTCTAACAAACTTAATTCATTATCAAAATATTCTTCTTTTAATAATTTTAATGATTTATTATTTGCAATTTTTAAATTAGTATCATTAATATTTAATTTTTTAAATAATTTTTGATAACTACAAAAGTTTTTACAATCTTTACAATACTTTGATCTACTTTCTATATGTTGATTACAACTTATACAATATTTTATTATTTTTATTTTATTTCCATTATCAAACTTAAACCCTTTAAGTTTTTTACTTATTTTTTCATTAGTTTCTTTTCTATTATTATTAGATGAAAAAATACTAGCACATTTTTTAGAACAAAATCTACCGCTACCAAAATTACCATTATGTACATTATTACATACTTCACAATTATATTTTTTGTTTTTTCGTTCCGTTTCTATAATTGTTTTTTTATCATGATATTCTTGGTGTCTTTTTAAATTATATTTTTTTATTTCTTTTCCACATTTATTACACTTGATAAACTCAATATTTTTTACTTTATTTACAATAAATTTTGTTTTACATTCAATGGAACAAAATCTACCACTTTGAAATGAACCATCATGTTCTTTATTACAAATTTCACATTTCATATATTTTATTTATTTTTATATTATATATAAATTAAATAAAACCGAAATTGAATGTTTTTAATTAAAAATTTTAAAAAATTAGTGGGTGCAGTGGGACTCGAACCCACAACGGCATTACGCACCCTTCTCATTAAAAGTGAGAAGCTCCACCAATTGAGCTATGCACCCGAAATAAAACCAACATGCCAAAGAACTAAATTTTGCACGAGTAGAGGGATTCGAACCCCCAACCAATATTACTACCCGACTAAGGACTGGGTTGGAGCCAGCTGGTCACGCCTATGAGTACTCGTATATTTTAAAGAACCTATTT